TCCTCAGTTGATACAGCAGAAAGAACAATCAGTCACTACTTTTCTAACGGAGAACATATTGAATATGGAAAATTTATGAGAAAGATCCTAGAAACCAGAATCGTTGCGGTAAATATAACTGCAACACCATTGGAGAAATAATGATTATAGCTCTTTTGATCTTATCCGTTAGCTTATTTTGTTGGGCAGTATTTCAATCTGCCGATCTACCAGATCCTCCAGCAGACAATTTGGATGAATTAAAGCAGACTCCAACAAAGGTAACGGTAGAGTTTTTAGACTTTACATATAATGAAACTGATGAAGATCCTCCAACTGTAATTGCCACAAAGAAGAACCATGACTCAAAAACTTCACCCCGTATTTAATCACGATTGTGACTCCTGCACTTTCCTTGGAGCAAAGGAAGTAGATGGTCAGATTTATGACTTTTATTCTTGCAAAAAAACGGGATCAAAGATTGCTCGTTATGGAAGTCGTGGGAGAGATTACCTCTCTATTCCCTCCTTTCTGCTTGGATCACTTAGTCAAGTTGAGCCATTCAAGACTTGTCTGGAATCATTTTAAAAAGCTAGGTCTTAATTTGCCGGAGGGCTGGACTAATCCCAGCTCTCTATTTTTTTTGCGCCAATGCCGGAATAAACTCCCCGCGCCAGCAGATTAGAGCACAATCTAACCTGATTAGAATTATAAATAATCAGGCTAATAAGTTTCATCTTTCTTTGGAAATAGTTTTATTTCATATCAGATACCAGAATTATTAATGTTGCGAGACAAGCTTCTGGGTATCCATTTAGATAAGAGAGATATAAAAAAAAGACTACCGCAGTATTTGCCGATTTAATATTTAAGTATTTTGCCAATATTTAAATTTAAAATCAACTTTTGAGCCACACTAGAGGTATTATTTTGGCAACAGAAAAAATCTCATAATCCGCCATCTTCAGGATATAGGAAGGGTGAAGGAGCCCCGAACAATGAACAACTACCTTTTCCCCGTATTGATTATTCTAAGTGGGCTTATGATTGCAGCAATTAATCTTATATTTCCATCAGCTGTGTCATCCCTAATAATGGTAGTTGCTGTAATTGCAGCATACTCTATAGTTAAAATTAATCAAAATTAATCCTTAGTACAAACAGAATGGTCCATGTGTTTTACCAAATAACACTAGACTAGTTCTAATTTTGGAATAATAAATGAATAACAATTCTATGATCGACACTCTTGGTCAGGAGTTTGCGGTCGGAGACATATGCCTCACTCCATCCGATGATGGAAATTACTCACGCTTGTCTTTGGAGCCTGTGCTAATCACAAAGATTGACATAGTGAGTGGAGAATCTAGAGAGAATGATTCTTTTAAAATCTCCTTTGTTTATCGAGAAGATAGGTTAGAGGAGACATTTACGCTTACAAGAAAGCAGATAGCTTCAATCTTTAAGCTTGACAATCCAGAGTTTTACCTTCAAGATTCAAGGATAGCTAGTCTGATTCAGATCAGACAAGATATTATTAGTGGAAACAAATTCAAAGTAAAGCTGCCAATCTTTTAACGGCAGACTTTGATAACAGTAGAGAGCTTCTGTTAACGCACACTCTCACGTTTGCGTGCATATGCGGGATTTAAATTTCTACTTCTCTATAGTAAGAAACAATAATTGTTCCATCATTACAGAGAATATTCTCGTCACTGATAGGGCTATGTCCGTCAGATATGATAAAGTATTCGGGAGTCTCTTTGTTTCTTCGGCAAACAAAGATTTCTGTTTCATAAGGTCCGCCTCCCTTTCCTCTTGAATCGCAATTCATTTCCAAAAAGTTTCTAATAAAACCATCGAAACAGAAGCTTCCCGTGAGGGGCAAGTCTGGATTGTTTTTAGGAATTATTTTGTTAGATGAGCAACTAAAGAGAAGGTAGAGAAGGATTTGCGACATATAATATTTTTATTTATTAGCAGCGACAGGCCAGATTTGGTCATGTTCTGAAAATAAATTTTAACTTTTCTCCGGGGAAGGTTGCGGTACGGTTAACGCTTCCAACTCTTATCAAAGATAACTTAACCGAGGGTAAAAATCAAATGTTTGTCTATTGTCAGTTTGCCGGTAAGAACGCCGAGTGTTACGAGTTTTCCACCGAAATCTTCCAGCGTATTGCCGCTGGAGATATTCAGCCTCTCTATGAGGTTGGCATTACTCGCTTCAATCGAGTGACCGTCGATGATGGTCAATCTTTCCGTGAGGTTTGGTCGAAGCGTCAGACCAGCACTCAGAGTGCAAGCTAAAAAAAGGAGAATGAAAATGATTCGCTATCAATATGTTTCTGCCCCCCGTCGTCGTAACCCTGTAATTGTTGCCTATACTGCTCGGGAGATTGACAGTAAGATTGAGATTACTCTCGGTGCTTCTTTCTGTTCTAGTCGAGATCAATTTAATCGTCACCTTGGTCGCCGGATTGCAGAGGGACGTTTGACTCGTGGAGGGGCAATTGTTTTCACGGGGCATCGCAACAATGATGCGGAGACTTATGGGCAGGCTGTTGTTCGTACAATTGATGAGTTTATTAAGAGCCACTCTACCGATGTTATGGCTCGCTTTTGCCAGCGTTAGGTTAACTGAATAAAAAGTAACACCGGGGGTTGACCATTCTCCCCCGGTGTTTAACTTATGAAGGCGAGGGGAATAATCCCACGCAAAACAATCCATTAGAGATACAAGATGAACAATCTTACTCCCGCTCAGATTCTGGCTCTTTCTCGTGTTCTTACTGATAAAAAGATTGACGAAGCTCGCAAGGCAGTTGGTCATTCTGTTGCGCTTCAGATTGATCCATTCTCCGTCAGCTGTACCGGTGGTACTGTTTCTATTGGAGAGCCGGTAGAGTATACTCCGACTGTTCATCTTCCTCTGCTCGATGTGCTGGTTATTGCGCTTCATAAGGCGGGATTTCAGCGAGAGAATATCATGGCGATGGTGACTGATGCCGCCTCTGATGCCCTTAAGTCTGGAGATAAGGTGGGTAATTCTACCAAGTCTGATATTGACTTTGTAAAGGCGGAAGTAGAGGCTCTACAGGCAGCTCTTTCTACGGATCTTCCGAAGAAGTCTCGTGCCGGTGCGATGAAGCTTTCCGCTAAGTGGAGCTAAGTATCGACACCTATGTCATCAAGTATCGTCCTAACTTTTAAGGAGCAAAAATGAAAATCATCGGAGCGATTGGGGCACTTCTTGTCGGCAGTTATTTCCTGCTTACTTGGGCTGGAGATAATCCTAGTGATGCAAAACAGATTACAGGAAAGGTAAACCAGACTGCTTCTGGAATTGCGAATAAGGGAGAGCGGGCAGTTAAGGAATTGAGCCGCTAAAGAGGATCTGTCTTCAAGGCACCACGGGAAACTGTGGTGCCTTTTTTTTGCTTCTTATCGGCCAAACTTTATTCCGGCAAATGTTCGGGGAGGGCGGTAATATATAATATGTTTAAATCAATTTTTTATAATGATATTGGAGCTTTTAAGCGGGAGCCAGCTAAAGAAATCATCTCGGAATCAGAATATTGTTATGAGTATGATCCTAGGTTTGGTGAAGCCAGACTGACAATTTCGGATTCCTCAGGATATACCTTTGCCATCATAAAGAGAACTACCTCCTGCAAAATGACAAGATTAGTCAGAGAGCCTCAGTATAGTCCTGCTGACGACTTTGATGTTAAGAACTGGATTTTTATGATGACAGATTCTGAAATGCTGGATTGGATGATTCAGAAATATCCTCAGGTTGCAAAGAGAATGATATGGAGTTTAGATGGAAAATAAGACTAGAAAGGTTATTAGTCTTTGGGGTAAGCACTATGCAATCTACGTCAGCAATAAAAATATTAAGTTATTTAGTACATCTGATCGTGATGATCCCGCCTCAGAAACTTCATCAATAATGTGGATGATATGGCCGGGCTCCGAGGTTGCAGAAATTCTTAGCTCTGGAAGCGAGAAGATGCTGGGAATAATTAATACCGATTGTTTATTATATGCAAACAAAGAGACTTCCGGAATGAAGTGTGGCAACTCTTTTCAATTTGAGACGATTTCAGCAAAAAAAGTTGAGGCAGTCTTTGAATTCTTAAGATCTGATGCCTATCTCTTTAGCCTTAGCTAGCTGCTCTAAACATTATTTCAAAGATCGCTTGACGGCCCGCCACCCGTGATTAGCTTGTGGGTGCGGTGGATTAGGCTACCGCATAACAGCTAACGGCGAGGTTTTTATGTTGCAACTAACAGCGGAAGAGATCAGCCTGCTTCTCAAGGTTTCCGAGATGGATATTTATCAAGACTACTCCGGTGGCCCCGATAACTCTTGGAGAGCTTGCCCGCTTTGCCGTAAGACAATTCATGAAGATGAGAATATTTCAACCTATATGACACAGGAAGATTTTGATCGAGACATTCTCCCCACCCTGTCAGATTACATAAAGGAGGAAAGGGAGAATCCCTATCTTGAGACTCATGTTTACCAGCTTGATGATTCTGAGCAGAAGAAGATTCCATTTCCTCACAAAGAGGGATGCGAGATTGAAGCTCTGCGAGCCCTCCATAAGAAGATGAAAGACTTTCAAGTTAAGGAGTCTGCAAAATGAACCTTTATCTTTTGAGTCAAAACGAGAGCAAAGGATGGGATACTTATGACTCTGCTATTGTTGCAGCAGAGAATGAAGAAGAAGCAAGAAAGATTTGCCCGTCAGGAATGTATGAGTGGCATAATGGCTGGTGTTATCACTTTAATGATAGGCCGCTCTACAGAAGTCGTAGTGATTGGGCAAATGACATAGCCAACATTTCAATCAAACTAATTGGTGTTGCAGATCCAACGGTAGTTCGCGGAGTTATTCTTGCATCTTTTAACGCAGGATAAACAAAATGAACAGAAAAATTAAATAAAAAAATTCTTCAAAGACTTTTCCATTTGGCAGGTACAATCCCCTTAGCCAGAAGTGAAAAAGGAGTCTGCTTGATTATCGAAATAAAGAGCTTAAAGGGCATGAAGAAAGAGACAAGCGCAGAGTTTTTATCAATGATTCTAGAAAAAGAGTATGGGAGTTTTGATCCATATTTTAATACAAATGTATACGAAGTTCTTGATGATGGATTTAGAGTACCTCTTGGAAAAATAACCAAAGACGATTACATATATATAACGCTTGGTGTTGCGGAATATGCGGCAAAGAATCTTGCAGGAGAAAAATTACCTGAGGCAGAAAACTGTATCGACGCAGCAAGAGAAAGATTGGTAAAGGTTACTCCAGGTATTGTTCCCGCCTTCAAGACTGCGTGCGAAACATTTGGTGTCAATTCAAAAAGAAAAAGAACAACAAGAGCAAATCTTGTTGGGATTGCTGCGACAAATGCATTCTTTGGAGTGCTTGGCAAAACTGGTAATGCCTCATGGGTATTTGGTGAGGCGGCAGAAGCAGCGGGATTGGAAGATGAAGGAATATACTCAATTCTAAAAATGAAAGAATATGCTAGACAAAGCAAGTATATTCTGGATTACTTAGAAGCAAAATCTCAGTATAATTGAAGAAAAGAAGATTATAATATTTAATAAATTCTGAGTATGATAGGCAGAGTGAATATATTTTAAGCCATTTTTACCAAAAATAGGAGAACTTATGACAATAAGAAAAATAAATGAAAATGTAAAATTTGAAGTCCAGACTGTCAAAACTTTAGAAAACATACCAAAGAAGTTTCCCTCAGAAATCTCTCCACCTCTATTGAAGAGGGCGCAACAGTAATAGGAATTTCTGATAATAACGAACGAGAGGTGCTTGGTGAAGTAAACGAAGAGCTGTTAACTGCAGCTACAATTAACGCCGCAGAAGCAGCCGGTTTGGCAGATGAAGAAAGATACTATCACCTAAAGAATGCAGAGTAGGAGAGACAGAGCAAGTATATCTTGAGCTATCTAGAAGCCAAACAATAGAATATATTATTATGTAAATATACAGTATTGAAAATGAAATCTTTAATACTATATAAAAACACAAAAGATATAAGGATTGCAACGCTACTATCAGAAGCAATGGTGTTGCAGAAATTTTTTTCTGATGTAAAATATAACAATATATGTTCAGCGTTTGAATATGATATAATAATTTCAATTAACTTTAGATTGCCTTTAGAATTGGAATATGAATTATCTAAAACAAAAAAAATTGTATTTTTTACAACAGAAAATTTATACTGGAATGACGCAAATGAAGTTTGCCATGGTTTAAAAAATAACTTTTATTATGACAAACTTTGTAATATTTCCCAAATATGGATTCTTGATGGAAATAATAAAACAAAAGAATATCTAGAATCCATGTTTGATATAAAAACAAGCATTATACCATTGCTCTGGAGCCCAGAATCTATTTTAGATTCCACACACGAAAAGGATCGCGCTTATTCTATCAGAATAGACTCAGAATCAACCAGTGTAAATAATTCATCCCTGATGGCTATTCTTAATTCAGAGGTTTTATATCGCTCCAATAAAAAATTAATAAAAGAAATATTCTTTAAAGAAAATTTTAATAAAAATAATATTTTATATTTACAAAAAAATTTAAACATAATAAGAGATGGAATTATTAAGTTTGATAAAAAAAGTAACTATGAAATATTAATATCACATCAGATTGATTTATCTCCAAATTTAGATATTTTTGATGCAATATTTTTAAAAAAATTAGTTATTCATAATTCTAAAGATATTTCAAATATTGGTGTTTATATAAAAAATTATGAAAAGCTACTTATTTCAAAAGATGGCTGGTCAAGTATTGATGATATAAGAAGTGCTGAACTAAGAGCTATTGACTCAGAATATCTTACAGCGTTTCATCCAAAAAATAGTTTAGTTCAAATAAAAATAAAAGAAGTTTTGAATTCATTATGAAAATAGGAATAACAACAAGAGGAACCCACAAGGCATGGTCAAACGGTATGCATCAGAATGTATATCTTTTGATTAAAATATTAAGAAAAATTGGATATAATGCATATCCAATATCTCAATTGGAAGAAGATAATGATATCTTTGGAATTCCAATAATAAAAATATCTGAAAAAAATATAAATTCATTTGATTTTATATTTGAAGCTTCAACAAATCTTACAGAAAATCTTTTTTTAAAATTAAAAGATTCAAGAAAAAGGTTGCTAACCATTCAGTACGGTAATTTTTATATATCAAATCACGAGAACTTTCTACCAAGCCACAAAAGAATGCCATCATTAGTTAGGGTTGGTCACACAATATTAACATCGCCACACTATATTGAAAACTCAAAGCCAATATTAGATATTTTATCAAGAAGAGATACTAAAACAATACCATATATTTGGTCCCCAGAAATGTTGAAAATATCTCTTAAGAAAGATGATTTTAATTTTGATATAGAGTCTTGCTTATCAAGAATAGGTGATGTTGGAGTATTTGAGCCAAATATATCAATAACAAAAACTCTTTTAGCTCCACTTGCTATTTTAAATTTAGTCAACAAGGAAAGCCCTAACTGCATAAACTCTGCAACTATATTTTCAACTTATGAGCAAAAAAAAGAAAATAGGCTATCATTAATTAATGAAGTTCCTATTTATTTAAGCGGAAAAATCTCTCTAAAAGACAGGTATCCACTTCCATTTATATTAAAAAATAAATATAACGGATCAATACTATCTAATCATTTTGAAAATGATTTAAATTATGTTACACTAGAGTCGTTATATCTAAACATTCCAATAACTCATAATAGCCAATTCTGTATGGATGCAGGCTATTATTATAGCGATTTTGATATTGTATCTGCAAAAAATAATGTCATCAAAATGATAAAAGAGCATGATCCAGCATCTTATAAGAGTTCTGCAGAAAATGTTCTTTGGAAATTTTCTCCAGAAAATCCTGAGGTTATTTTAAAATACAAAGGTTTAATGGATTGGATTGTAAAAAATAATTAACTTATTAATTTGAAATAATTGTAGCACAGCTTGGGTCAGAGCGAAGCTATGATGACGAAGATTCTGAAGACATTAAGAAAAATAATTTTAATATTCTAATCTAAAGTTCTTCTTTTCCTATCTGATCCGGTGCGTATATTATAGTGGCGAGGCGATGCAACCCGTCGCCCGCTAGAGCAAAGGTATCAAAACAACTCGCTAAGTTTATGGGACACTCAATCGGCTATGATAGTGAATCTATCAAGATAAAATCATCTATGTTCGTACACTCCGATTTTGCGCTATGCCGAAAGCCATAATGAACCCCATTAGTTAGCAAGTTGTCTTAATGCCTTTGGGCTAAAAACAAAATAATCTGAGCAAAGGTATCAAAATAACCCGCTAAGTTTAGAGTTACTCAATCGGCTATGACGGTGAATCCGTCCTTACATTAATTAAAGTCATATGCTTCCTCAGATTAGGGCTATGCCGAAACCCTCAATGAGCCTCTTTAATTAGCGAGTTATTTTAATGCCTTCGGTCAGAAAGCTGAATTAAATCGGATCTAAAAAATACCTTGACGATCCGCTAGGGGGCGGATAAGGTATAGGGGCGGGAGGGAAAGCCCGCGAAGAAAAAAGAGCGGAGAGGAAAAAAATAGCCGCAACCCTTGACGTTCCGCCGGAAGGTGGATAAGCTAAGGGGGAGCGGGGAAGCGAAACCCCGACGCTCTCTAAAAACAAAATAAAGATGGTCTAAAAAAATCGGATGCCCAACAAAAAAGGGCTTGACGATTAACCCTCCAGCGGTTAAGCTAGAGGGGAGGAGGGAAGGGGCGAAAAACACCGACCGACCAAAAGAGGACGGCAAAAAATAAAAGAAGCCGCTCAAAAAAATCCCTTGACGAACCGCCGGAAGGTGAGTATAATAGAGGGGCAGGATGGAGGCGGCGCGGTGACGCGGCGAGAAATCCTAAGTAAGAAGTTAGAAAGACACTCTGGAAAGACAGAGACTATGGGAGATTGGTGAAAGTGGATATCACGCGAGCCTTCTAAGCTTGTATTTCAAGTTCAAGTCTTGAATCTCCTGCCATTTTAAAAGTTAGTTTACAGATGGAGCATTGTGTTGAGTCTTAGCTCAGTGGTTAGAGCAGTCGGCTTGAATTATTAATATGAGCACTTAGAAAGAAACTTCTAATGTGAATCGCGTCAAATTCGGAGAACCCTTAATCTTAGAAATAAGATATGGCAACCCCGAGCTAACCAAAGGAAACTTTGGGAATGTGTAGAGACTAGACGGCGCGGGTCTTAACGAGTTACTAAAATAACGTCGAAGATCAAGGTATAGTCCAGACCACAAACAGATTAATCTGGCGTCGAAAGACGAAGTGGTAAGATATCCGACCGGTCCCCGGTTCAAATCCGGGAGGCTCAACTCAATGCTTCATCTGTATTCTTTGAAAGAAGATAATTTTGCCTTCTATGCTCTTACCGAGTAACATAGAATTATGAAAAATAATTCTTGTTCAAAGTGCGGAAGGCAGATAGATAAAAGAGGGCCGCTAGCCATACATGAGAAGGCTTGTGATGGTAAGCAAAAGAATCCGTCCTTCAAAGTAAAAGATGTATCTATAACTCTAGAAGATGGAAAACTTGAGTGCTTAGTTTGCAATCAAGTTTTTGAAACAAAACATTCACTCACCTCTCACTATTGGTTACATCATAGTGAAGTGGGAAATGAACATCTGAAAAAGATTAAAGATAGGGTGGATGCCCTTCATAAATCTAAGGTTGGTAAGCCCTCTTGGAATAGAGGGCTTACCAGAGAAACAGATGAAAGGATAATGAAGTCTTACCTACTTGTAAAGCAAAGAATAGAGGAGGGCATAATAAAGCCTTCTATGCTTGGAAAGAATCTTTCCAATGAGCACAAAGAAAAACTATCTTATGCTAGATCGCTAGCAATATCTAGTGGTGTAAAGGGAGGATTTAAAACTGTCGGTTGGTACAAACATACCGGAGTTGATGGTGAGATAGTTACCCTAAGGGGAACATGGGAAGTTAGAGTTGCAGAGTGGCTAGACAAAAACTCTGTTGTTTGGACAAAAGATATTTTTTTAAAATATAAAAAAGATGGTCTTAGAAAAACCTATGTTCCAGATTTCTATATACCATCGGTAGATATAGTTTTAGAAGTAAAAGGCTTTTATTCTGATTGGGACAAAGAGAAAATGCTTCTGCTAAAAGAGCAGCACAAACAAATAAATTTCGTTATGCTCTTTGAGAAGGATATTAAAAATCTAGATTCTAGTTTAGAATTTCTACTTTAAAATAAAAAGAATTCCAATAATCGTAAGGACTGATTCTATTAGATGGGTTCTCCTGAAGTAACAGGGCAACACTATGATCCTCCTAATAGAATCCGATTTGACACTCTGGAAAGACAGAGGCTTATCCAATAATCGTAAGGTTTGTTTTGAGTAGAAGGGTCGCGTCCCCTATCTCAATCCCGATTTGACACTCTGGAAAGACAGGGAATATAATGCGCTCATACCGGCCAGAGTTTCTACCTCTTGGTACCGTAATTGGATCTATGTTGGTTCGAGTCCAACTGAGCGCGCCATTTTTCCATTCTCAGATGGTCAGATAACTGACGTATATCGCAACCGTATATATCCTGCACTAGCATGGTTAGAAGTTTGGAGTTTACTCCATTCGCAGGATTGAGAGAATGGAATTAATTTATCAGAGGGAAATATGAAGGTCTATTGCGTAGTAGTAGAAGATGTTGGAGGCTATCCCGTTGGATTTCTTCTTAGCGAGATTTACTACAGCAGAAAGGATGCCGAATCCCATATCTCTGAATCTGCAAAGGCTATGATTGCAGATGGTTATAATCCTCTCAATCTCGTTATTTGGGAAGAAGAAGTTGTAGAAAGCAACAAGTAGAAATTTGAACATTGGAGATTTATCTTATGAGTATGAAATTTCACAAAGTTGATGATATTAATCTCATACCAAAGCAAGATTGGGTTAGAGTTTGGTATGGTGATCCAAGTCCAATCTGCCAGGTATGTTGTTACAACGTTGTTTGTTATAATGGAGCTTGGCATCTCTGCTCAAACAATGGATCAGAAGTGCCTAGAGATTTGAAGCAAATTTCTGATTCTGAATTTTTTGATATTGTGTCTAGTCAAACTAGTTATGGTATCTTTTACTTTCACGGGCCAGATACTCTTTGTTATTGGTAGAGAGAAAAGCAAAAGTTGTGACGGTAATACACACCGTTGAATGTGGGACAAAGCCAGGATCAACAAAACCCACTTGGATACTTTGTAAAAGAATAATTTTCTAGGCACAATAGATAACAATGCCGGGAGTAGAAATATGATCGATCTCGAAAAAATGAGAGAACTTATCTCAGACGGTATTGCCGGAGATAAGCGGTGGCGGGACACAGAAGGAGAAGCCCTATCAGCTTTGGAGGAATTGATCTCTGAGGTGGAGCGTCTACGTCTTGATAGTGATGATATTGAACACTCCTATAGCTTTGCTCGCGATAAGGCAAAGTTGCTGGAGCGTCAAGCCGTGGTGGCATACCTGCGCGGGCTCGCTGACGACTACGGGGTCTGCATCGACCTCTCGCTGGCAGAACAGGCTGAAAAGATTGAGCGCGGAGAGCACCGAAATGAAAGTTAAGGCAACTCTATATATTCAAAAGACAACTTGGATTGAGCATGAAGTAGAAATTGATATTCCTGATGCACAATCAAATGACGATACTAATAGATTTGTTGACGCATTTGAAAATGCTTTTAATGATTGGTCTGGTAAGCAAGAAGATAATGATGATCCGGCAGTAACTTATGAACTTGATGATTGGGGCTGGGAAGAGCTTGACGAGAAGCCTAGCTAGGGTTAAAATAGAAAAGTAAAGGAGAAAAGATGCTGATCCTAATGATGTTTGCTTGCGTTATCCAAGATCGTTATATTAAAACTTATGATACAGCAGATTATGAGGATACAGTAGATACCGCAACCGAATAAAAAAGTTAAATAAAGCCGTTGACGAGAGACAACGAAGAGGGTATAATAGAGAGGCAGGAAGGAAACGCGGAGCGAAAGCGAGTCGGCGAGAAGTCAAAAAGACTCTCTGAAAGTACAATACTTTACTAGGAGTAATAATGTTTCTAGCTTTTTTTATTGCACTTGGTTGCAATAATCCTGTCTTGCACACAGGTTGCCAAAAATACATTGAGCTAAATATGGCCCAAACAAAAGAGAATCCTCTATCAGATAGAAAGATGATTCTATCTCCAGATGATATTCTTAGCGTAGAAGAAGTAGTTTATAAAGATACAAAAATGCTGAGGGTAAAACTTGGAAGCAAAGAAAAGCTTACCTCAGTTGTAGCAATTGATTCTAAAGAATATAATTATATCTTGGAACAGATGAAATGTAATCATGGATGATGAGTATTGGCTTAATGCAAAAGAAAAAAAAATAAGTAAGTATTGTAAAGATGCAACAGGGTTTGCAATAAGTTGGATAATATGTTTGATATTATTTCCTCCATTGTATCTTATACTACCGACGCTTATTCGTTTATTTCTATTCGTTTTTTCATGCGGTATGCTAAAAACCGATCCGGACGGTATGCTAGAAGTCATTATTTTTTTGTTGATTATTTTGACTCCATTCATTATAATTGTAACTGTTGAGATGATTAGAGGTTTACTGCCAGACTGTACTTATGATCCCTACGGCTAAAGGAGAAAAAATGCTTATTGTAATGATGTTTGCTTGCGTTATGAATACTATTACTACGATCCATGATACATCGGGCTGCGAGGATACCGCAGATACCGCGACCGAATAAAAAAGTTAAATAAAGACCTTGGCGAGAGACAACGAATAGGGTACAATAGAGAGACAGGACGGAAACGCGGAGCGAAAGCGAGGAGGCGGCGAAGTCAAAAAGACTCTCTGAAAATATAATACTTGCGGGCATAACTCAATTGGTAGAGTATCAGCCTCTGCTGCTCGTTACACTTGGACAAAGTGTAACCAATAAGATTAGAAAGAGAGATAAATATGAGCGATGAACAACTAATGGATTCCTGCACGCCCAGCCATTCTAAACTAGAGGAAAATATGAAAGTCTATTGCGTAGTAGTAGTAGAAGATGTTGGAGACTACCCTGTTGGATTTCTTCTGAGTAAGATTTACTCCAGCAGAAAGGATGCCGAAGCCCATATCTCTGAATCTTCAAAGGCTATGATTGCCGAGGGTCATAATCCTCTCAATCTTGTTATTTGGGAAGAAGAAGTTGTAGCAAGCGATAAGTAAATAAAATAGTGACGGTAATAGGTGCCGTTGAAGTCGGGACAAAACCAGGATCAACAAAACCCGATTAGAGATTTTGATAATCTCTTGAAAAAGAAGTAATATAAGATATGCGGGGGTAGCTCAGCTGGTAGAGCAAGCGTTTCATACACGCTGGGTCACTTGTTCAAATCAAGTTAGTGCCACCAAGTTAATTAGGGAATATCGCATAGCGGCAATTGCAAGGGACTGTAAATCCTTTCTCATACGAGTTCGCTGGTTCGAGTCCAGCTATTCCCACCATTTTATTCCCGCTTAGCTCAGTTGGTTAGAGCGACAGACTGTAGACATTAATGGCAGCTTCATAGAGTAATCTATGTCGAATAAGATTGTAAATTCGGTGAACACTTAACAGGTAATGCTGATGTCAACGCCGAGCGAAGCCCAGCAATAGGAACGTGTAGAGACTATAATCAATCCATCCTAATTGGATGAAGGCATAGTCCAGCGCACAAACAACGAAAGTTGGTAGTGAAAACTATAGTGTGATGTAATCTGTGGGTCGCTGGTTCGATTCCAGCAGCGGGAGCCACTTAAAATAATTAGATAGAAAGAAATCAATTTAGTATAATTAAAACGTGAGGCATAGGTCGGTAGCCCGACCAAAAGTTAGTTAATAGATAATCAAATCTATTTGGCACTCTGGAAAGACAGAGATTAAGTCTCCGTGGGACTAACACTTAATTTAAATTTTGGATCGGTAACTCAATAGGCAGAGTAGCGGCCTTTTAAGCCGTTAGTTGTCGGATCGTGCCCGACCCGATCCACCATTACATTCACGAATAGCGCAGTCTACTCCAAAAACATTTGCCTGTTAAACAAGGTGTCGCTGGTTAAAATCCAGCTTCGGGAGTGACCTAAAATAATCAGATAGAAAGTAATCAATAGTAAAAAAAGTAGTATAATAAAAACGTGAGGCATAGCCGGTTAGCACCGACAAACCTTTCTCAGAGTAGGCAAAGGATAAACTCTGAATTTAATTGGCACTCTGGAAAGACAGAGGTTTTGGCTTCTTGGCGGAATTGGCATACGCACCGGGTTTAAAACCCGTCGCCCGTAAGGGATTGAGGGATCATCCCCCTCAGAAGCCACCATTATAAGACCCGCATCAAATAAAAATGATGCGGGTCTTTTTGTTTTTATTTTCTATTATTTTTTTGGTATACTAGTATAATCCATACTAGGAGAATACCGAATGTCAAAGCTCAACAAAATAGAAATAGAAAGATTAAGAGAAGTTGCGGCCAAAGTAAAGTCATCATCCGAAGCGGCAAGAGAGCTTAGCATATTTGATGGCGGTGGAACACTCACTAGGCTGAGAAAGTTAATCTCAAAAAATGAAATAGACATATCTCATTGGACCGGTCAAGCTTGGTCTAAAGGCTCAACAAGCCTAGAGGATGAGAGGATTAAATCTTCCGCTCAAAAAGAAGGAGAGCCATTCTGTGAAAACAGCACAACAAACCCTTCCTATGTAAAATCGTTAATTATTAAGAAAAAGTTACTACCATACAAATGTTCTATATGCGATATGGTGCCTGTTTGGAACGGAAAAGAATTAAAATTTCAATTAGACCATATCAATGGCATAAGAACAGACCATCGTTTGGAAAATCTTAGGCTAGTATGTCCAAATTGTCATAGTCAAACAGAGACATATTGTGCAAAGAACAAAAAGAAAACATTTCCATCTAGACAAAAAATAATAGATGCAGCAAAAGAAACATATTCTATAACTGAGACAATTAGAGTTCTTGGAATAAATAATGTCAACTATCAAAAAATAGAAAAAATTATAAAGGAAGAAAATATAACTCAGAAAAAGAAAGAGATTATTGTAAGAAATTGCAAATCTTGCGGAAATCAAATAAGATCAGGGGCTAAGCTATATTGCTCAAATGAATGCAATATTAGATATTGTGTGCCAGAAAAAGATTGGCCTCATGGCACACAAAGCACTTATGAATACCGTGGTTGTAGGTGTCAGGATTGCACTAAGGCAAATACTGATAATAAAAGACGATTGAGAGAAAATAAAAAAGCATCTTGAGAATCTTCAAGTCCGATTATCCCCACCATACTGAGCCACCAAGAGTAAAATCTTGGTGGCTTTTTCTTTATCTATTATTATCCTCTTAATACTAAGAGAATTTTATGATTAAAGATCTAATTAAAATAGCGGACTCTCTTGATTCCCTTGGATTGGCAAAAGAAGCTAGCACAATAGATGCCATAATAAAAAAGATCGCGCAGGAAAAAACTCCAGTCTTAATTATAGTATCAGCCTTTCAATTTGGACCATCACTCTCTATAGATATTAGAGGAGTTGCTGCAACCTCAGAGGTTACTTGGACCAAATCATTCCGTGGTGGTCAAGAGAAAATAGAAGAAGCCAAAAATTACTTTGTGGAAATGAAGAAGCAATATCCCAATATAAAAATTGACACCAGCAAAATTATGGCACCAGTTACAAAAGAAATGTTAGGCCTATAAAGAATTCAAAGCCTCCCATGCGGAGGCTTTTTCTTTATCTACTACTAGCGCAACAAATAATATGAAATTGAAAATCTTGGCCAAAAAGCTATTCTCTCTCCAGCTATACAAAGAAGCTTCAGAGGTTATAGAGCTAAAGCCATTAGAACATCCGGATTGGAAAGACGAATGGGAAGAGCCAAAGGATTACTCTCCAGAGGAGATTGCTCCAAAGGGTTTATACACCGGATCTGTAGGTACTGCCGTATCAAACATGAATGATGTTTTGGCCGATCTCAACATAACTATAATAAGCGGAGAGGAATACGAGCCTTTAGGTTCTGGTGCTCATGGCAAAGTTTATCACTCAATCTACAATGGAAAGCCTTCTGTTGCAAAGATTCAGTTCTATCCGGCCAATTCACCAAGACCTTTTGCTCATGATGTAGAGAGTTGGGAAAAACTAATGTCAATCTGGGATAAGGTACCAGACTTTGTAAGAAAGCATATTCCAGAGGTTTTTTTTGCAAAAGAAGGAGAGTTTACGGTAACTAAGCTTGTCTTAAATCCACCTGTTCAATATAAGTACCAAATAATGGTAATGGAAGAACTTAGACCAATATCTAAAAAGATTAAGTTCTCAATTGAGGGTGACAACTGGTCAGGAAACAAAGATTCGGCCTGGCTGTGGGAAGAAGAATTAGAAAATCTCTATCTGGAGATCTTAGGGAAGTTTACAGAGAAAGGTTTTGACCCACCAACAATGGGTGAGCTTAAAAAAATAATATTAGAGGAAATTAAGAGTGGAGAAAGTATTAGTTCAAAATTAATAAAGTTTTTGGACAAAAAACTTGATCATCCAGTTACAACAAATGATCCGGATAAGATAGAAGTTTACTTTAAACTTTCTGATTATATTCGTGACTTATCAAAAAGATTCTCTAGATCTATTCCAAGATGGAAACAAAAACATGATCTACCAAGATATGTACCACCAGATGTTCAAAGTTTTTCAACGGCAATTGATTGGTTAAGAGATAATGGAATGAGGGCAGGAGATATTCTTGGAGATAACGTAATGATTGATAGATCTGGAACTCTAAAGATTGCAGATATTGGCTGCTTATAACCTGTGATTTATATGAAAAAAATATTATTAAAATTAGCAAAAAGCCTACAGGACTTAAATTTCTCAATTGAAAGTGGTCAAATCTTAAAGCTCGCCTCAAGAGAAGTCTTTGCTCATATTTCTGGACCTTCTGGCAGCGGTAAGACCACACTAATGGAAGAGATTACCTCTCTTCATCCCGACGTTGTGGCAAAAGACTTAGATGAGTTTGACGAGGAGGCTACAGAGGAGCTGGGATTAGATCCTCTTTGGAAGCAAACCTCTTGGTCCGAGGAGTTGCAGAGGGAGCATTATAAGATAAAGCAAAATCTGCTGGATGATTTTATAGGGGCTAATACCGGAAACAGAATACTCCTTGTTGGAATTCATAACGAAGGAGAGGACTCTCTTAACTTCAATGCAAAACACAAGATCCTGTTAGACACCTCGCCAAAAGAATCAATGGAGAGAAGGGTTAAGAGAGATAAGGGTCTTGATAGCGGCTGGAATTTCTGGGAGAACGAAGAGGATCTAACTTCTGAACTTGAAGAATCAGAAGAAATAGTTAGATATCTAATGACAGAAAGTTACGTCCCAATGGGTAGAGAAGAGATTCTTTCCCTATTTGAAGACTGATCCAACTAGATTTTTCCTCTAACTTTTATTTCTCCACCGCTTGACCTCGCTCCAACCGTGCTTATATTCTAGGTGTTGCGGTAGGAGGTCAAAATGAATCTAAAGATTGTCTCCAAAGATCATAGCAAGATTGCCAATCTTTCTAATCTTTCTCAAAACCTAAAAGTAAACTCTGAGATTTATATTCTCAAGGAAGATAAAGAAAGTCTACTTGGGCTTGTTTCTCATTCTCTTCTCGTTTTTTTCTCTGTTGAATTTGCCGAATTTGCTCTTCAAAATTACACAAAGAAGAAAATCCCCGAAGCGGAAACTTGTATCCGCCTAACTCGTAATTGGATTGAAAACCCAAATTCTGTTTCTAAAGAAGAGCTAAATGCTGCTGCTAATGCTGCTACTGCTGCTTATGCTGCTTATTATGCTTATGATGCTTATGCTAATTATGCTGCTAATGCTGCTGCTGTTACTGCTGCTGCTGTTACTGCTGCTAATGCTGCTGATGCTGCTGTTGCTGATGCTGCTACTTTTGCTGCTGATGCTGCTGGAAAGAATAAAGAAAAAGAATTTGAGAGACAAGGAAAATTTATTTTTGATTACTTATCTTCTAATGTTTGGTTGTTTAATCTTTAACTTCTTTTTCCATAATATCTAACTCCAAACCAACCGTGTCAAAATGAATCTAAAGATTGTCTCCAAAGGCCATGGAAAGATTGGGAATATTATTCATCTTTCTCAGGGCCTCTCTACAGATTCTGAGATATATCTTATCAAAGAAGATAAAGAAATTTTACTTGGCCTTGTTTCTCATTCTCTTTTGGTTTTATTTGTTACCGAGTTTGCTGAATGGGCTCTTCAAAACTACTCAAATCAAAATTACACAAAGAGTAAGACCCACGAAGCGGAGCTTTGCATTTCTTTAATCAAAAAATGGATTGAAGATAATGATTCTGTTTCAACTAAAGAAATGACAGCTGCGGCTAATGCGGTTTACTATACTGCCAATTCTCCTTATAATGCTGTTTATTATGCGGCTAAGGCTACCGATTATAGTATGGCCTCTGAATATTCATCCTATGCTGCTTATGCCGCTGCTGGTGTTTCAGGAAAGAATAAGAATCAAGAACTTGAAAGGCAGGGAAGGTTCATTCTGGATTACTTCTCCTCTAATGCGTGGCTATTTAATCTCTAACATTTTTCTCTCCGACACTTGATAACGCCCGTAGGGTGCTTATATTCTAGGGGCGACGAGATAGCACCAAATCAAACCAAGGGGTAATCCAATGTATTACATTTTCTTTTCGGAGAAGAAGTGAGGCTCATTAATTTTGTTAAGTCCAGAAGTTTCAAACTAAATTATTTAGGAACAATAAAGTGTTAGTTTCATTCTTGAGAGATCATAAATCACTACCAGAGATAGTATCTGTTGGGAAAACTACCAGAATAACTGTTGCAAACGATATGGTTGACACCAGAATATTCTTAGAAGGCAGTCCTCATCCTAGCGGAAAACTAAAGATAGGTGAGTTTTGCTCTATTGCAACAAGAGCTTCATTCTTTTTGGGTGGTAATCATAATACAAAAAGAATAACCACTTGGCTTCCAAGTTATGATTCTTATGATATCAGCCAGGAGCTAAAAACTAATGGTGACATAATCATAGAAGATGATGTCTGGATTGGTATGGGAGCAGTAATAATGTCAGGAGCAACAATAAGAACAGGCTCAGTTGTTGGAGCTTATTCCGTTGTCTCTGGAAGCTTTGAACCATATTCTATTATAGCCGGAAACCCAGGAAGAGTTGTTCGTAAAAGATTTGATGATAGAAAAATAGAGATTCTCTTAAAGTCAAAGTGGTGGACTTGGGACCTCGATTTTATAAATCAAAATCGTCATATTGTGTTTTCGGAAGATTTTTCTTTATTTGAAGATCTTGTTAGCTCACTAGATAATGATAAATCTTTCTAACAATAGATTATTGTGCTCTGGAGTTAAGATGCGAGAATACTTTGCAATCTATCATCGACAAACAGATACTTGGGCAACTTGGGTTCCACTTTCCAAGTATTGTTTTAAATCTTCTACTGAGGTTTTCCCAAAGTTGCTTGATACATCTACCGGAGGAAAGAGAACAATGACCAATTTTGTGCAATACTGTAAGCGGTATTACAAAGGAGATCTGGAGCTTTGTCTTGGTCTGGAGTTGGTAAAGGTAACTCCATCTTTCTCTCAGAGTGAGGTAGCTCACAAGCAAATCTTTAATATAGATAAGATCTAGGAGGAAACATGATCGAAGTTAGGCTTGTAAAGAAAGAAGTCCTTGAGCGAGAATTGGTTGCAATCACCTGTAACTTCTGTTCAAAACGACTTGAACTCAAAGAACAATATGATCCAAAGCTCGCAAACTTTCACAACTTTGAAGTTGAGGGAGGTTATGGATCTGATTACCCTCAGGATACAAACAGACTTAGCTTCACACTTTGCAGCGATTGTCTCAAGTCATTCACTTCCACTTTCAGGGTGGAGCCTTTGATAGAAGGATTGTGAATTCTAGCTAAGAGTAGAATCCCTACCCAAGTCTGGAGTTTACTACATCCCAATTTAAGATGTTCCAGAACTTATCCAGATAGGATTCTTTTTCCGCTCCATAGTCCAAAGCCCAAGCATGTTCCCACCAATCAATGAGAATCACGATATCTTTTTTGATTTCGTGATTTTTTATTATCTTGATCTTGCCCTTCTTGTCAACATAGATCCAACCAGAGCCTTGGATTTTCATAGCCTCTTCTTTGATAGCTTTCTTCATCCCATTGAAGTTAGAAAACTCAACCTTAATAAGATCAGAAATTAATCCAGATGGATTGTTTTCTTTGGAGTAAGGTTTCATCTGACTAAAGAAAATGTCATGGAGAAAAGCTCCGGCATTTTGAAAATCTCCACCAACCTCTTTGTTAGACTTATCAACGTAACCTTTATAAAGAGTTCCATAGTGATAGTCGATGGTTGCTTTAGACATGGAGGGAGAAAGCTCTTCAGCTTTACATGGTAGTTTAGCTTGCTTCCATTCTTTTGTCGCTAATTTATTCAGTTGATTTAAAAAATCAACTCTTTCTTCTCTTCTCATGATATAAGAATAATAATTACTAGAATCACTTCATTTTAGCTCAGGGCACTCTATCACCCCAGCATGAATCATCTTGTGGCAGTTAGAGCAGACCAAAACGCATTTCTCCAACTCCAAGAGAATCTCTGGAGAAGCGGGATGTCTCATCAGTCGAGTGATTGTCTCTTCCTTTGAAGAGGGATCAACATGATGAAACTCTAGGGCTCCGTTATACTTGTTAAATCCGCAAGCTTGACAACAGCCACCTTTTAGATTCACATAGTAACTTTTATAGTCTCGGTATCTTGTGGTATTTCTGCTTGCAGCGCAGACCTTACACCAAGAGCCCGGCCTTTTCTTTCCCCTCCAAGAGTTCATATAGAATTCTGTTCCCGGCTTTTCTTCGTTGCATTGAGGACAAACCTTTGGACCGGATTCAACCACAATATTCTTTTCGTTCTTGGTGATCTCATACTTGTCAAGAAAGTATTTTACCTTACCTTCCGAGCAGCCAAGTTTTTCTGCAATCTTTTTCTTTGTCATACGCCTAGTGATAAAAAGATGTCTCAGATTTGCCTTATCCATGTTAACCTCTTTTTGTGAAACAAAAGTAGCAGAAACGGCTGCGGTTTTCGCATCGCAGTTGTGGCAGCTTTGTAGCCAAAGGCGAGGAAGTTTTTGCCAGTTACTTTGCCCAATAAAATCAATAACTTATGGACTTGACAAGTGTGCCGTGGTGCTTAGATTATGGGCGAGTCGGGATAGTCCGCGAATCGCAATAAAAATGGCTGCAAAACAGGTGGTGAAAAATGTCAGTTACTCCAAAGGGTATTGTATCTCGCGCCCAGCAAATAGGTTATGCCATCCCATATGATTTTTTTGTTAAAATGGTTAACCCAAGTAGTCAGGGATCAGCCTGGGATTGGAATAACTTTGTTGATCGAGCAGTTAGAATGACCAATGCAACATGCTGGCAATCATTCTCCGAAAAAGAATGGAAAAAGTGGGAAAGGGAAATTAAGCAAATTGCCACTTCAACCGCAAAGATTCATGCCGAACAGATTATCAAAGATAGCGGTGTCTTGGAATGGGGCGGAAATAAAAAGGAGTCAGAATGATTAAGTATTCTTGGCATCAGCGTTATGCTCTAGACCGCTTTGATCTTGAAGGTCCAATGTCTCGTCTTGTAGGCTGGATTGTTGGAACTCCAGATAAATATTCCACTATTGAGAGCGAAGTAAACTTTTTAGGATATGCCACCGCATATATTGTAAGACCTCAATATGGACAAAAGATTGCTTGGACTTGGAAGATTTGGTGGGTAGAGATTGACGAAAAAGGCTTTTACAAGCCTGACTCTTCCACAGATGGTATAACCTATTCCAAGATGGATGATGCAAAGGTTGCTCTCCAAGAAAGATTCGGAGTCAATGCTGACGAGGTAACCACGGTAAAGTGGCGCGGTAACCTTACAGAATATAACTGATAAATTGGAGTAACTATGGAAACTGAAGGTCGCGCCATTGTGGCTGCAATTTGTGTTACCGCCCTTATTGGATTTATGATTGGTAGCTTTGTCACTGTTTCAAAGTTTCAAATCAATACTTATGATTGTACCGTGAAGTGTCCAGATATGGCCCACTCAATTCAATATAATCAAAAATGCTATTGCGAGGTAAAGTAAAATGACGACAACAATCACAGCTTGGGTTCTCACCAATGAGGCTTGGCAATTCCTCAATCCTCGCAACGGAAAGTTTGATAGCAAAGTTTCTGTGACAAGCAATGTTTATTTTGATCTTGAAAAGGCACTCAAAGTATCCAAGGCTTATGAGGTAAAGGTAAAGGAAGTCACCGTTACAGTTGAGGTAAAGTAATGCCATCCATCGAGATTAAGCTCTGGCTACAGGACGCAATTGAACTCAAACTAGAAGAACACGTTAGAAACTTGGTTCGAAAGCGTGATAATCTAGAAGAGAGAGTTTTCATCGAAATCAACGATACATTCAGTAGTGGTGGGGAGATCCAAATGAGATGGAGCTACCAAGTAAATAACCGTGCTCCCACGACACGCAAGACAGGATTGGAATCATTCACTCTTGCTGAGGTACTGCGAATTTGCATGACGGACGAGAGGGATAAGGTAGAGTAAAATGAAGATTCCACCCAACACCACTAAACCAAGGTTTTATGTCGCCTATTCAGATAAAGAGGCTTTTTCATCTTGGGACACCCTAGAGGATGCAAAAGCCTGTGTCGATAGATTTAAAAATGGTGACTCTTATGCTTTGAAAGACGCAGCAAAGATTATTGGGATTATTGAAACTTCTCAGTCCAGCAAGATTCTTCATAAAGTTACAACTATAACGAAGGTAGAGCAAGATGAATAAAAAGCAAGCAATTCAAATTATAAAGACATATTGTCCATGTACCCACTCTGAGCGAGAGACAAAATTTCGTTTTGGAACAAACTACACAGATTGCAAGAATTGCGGAGAAACATTTTTAACTGCCGAGGCAGATGACTATGTTAAGCGTGGTAAAGATTTTGAGGATGCGTTAGAATATCTTTCAGGCCTTGAAGAGCCACCGCAACCAACAATTCTTGCAAAGGAGATTCCTCTTGGCACAAAGTATTTGCTTAGGAACGAAGAGGTAGAGATTATTGCTTACTCCAGGCAAGGTGATGAGGTAGTGGTCATTGAAAATGCGGAAGGCAAAGTCTGGTGTGAAAATATAAATGATGTTATTTTTAATAGCTACAAAGTTATATTTAGAGATTAAATGTCTAAACTTGAAACAATCATTCATGACGATGAAGAGTTAGAGCCAAACTATGAGTGGTGTCCAAACTGTGGATATAACGCTTATATCATAACTTGGAATTCTGGACTTGGCAAAAGATATCGCTGCCAATGCGGTATTGCGGGCAGATTTGGTGACGGACTTCCAGAGCCAACAGAAACTCAACCAATAGAGCGAGGCTAAAGAAATTAAATGCCAAATTGGACAGATGATGAAGGCAGAAATCATTTTGGAAAGATAGATTGCAAACGATGCCTTGGAGAATTTATCGCCAATGAGAATGGCGAGGTTCCAATTCACAAATGTCTTGGAGGCCATTATACATCTGGTTTTGATGGACTCTATCATCACGCTCCAATTAAGGTATCGGAAAGCAATAAAGATAGCTCAAGCGATTTTGTAAAGCAAACTCTGGCCACCATCTGCGCCAACAAAGCGGTAACATTGACCAGAAAGGAACTTAACCTTTTTGCAAAAGAAACAGGAATGGTTCATCTTGCAGCTTGGGGCGGCTGGAAAATCTCTTACCAAAAGATTGCGCCAGATGTTTATAGTGTAAAGCTTGGCGAAAGATTCCAAAATAAGGAGTGAGGATGAGCGATAAATTTCACAATGTTAAAATTGAAGAGCTTACCGATGCTGAATGTCGAGATCTGCTTAAGATGATTGAGGATCTCGTTGGCGACATGCCTTCCTTCATCGAGTACGACCGCGATGGAGGTTACGGGCGGATCTACGATCCATACTCCTGCTGTTCGGGGTACACCAATCAGGGTCACGATAAGGACTGCTCGATTGGGCAATTGAAACTGATCTTTGGATATTAAGGAGAATCAATGAGCAAAGTACGCAAATATAAAGTAGTCCTATCTGATAGGAAGGTGCCAAAAACAAAAGATCTTAGCGTAAGAAAGAATGCTATGGTCATGCTACGGGTTCGTCAGAACCAATGTTCTGTCGAGGATGGTATACTAAGACTATCCTTGGATTACTCCGATGCCTTTCAACGTGAGGAAGTCCGAGAGCTAGTAAAAAACATAACACAATGGCTGTGTCGAAATGATGTTTCTTATTGTCATGATCCATCCGTATCTTGGAACTAGGAGTTAAAATGAAAATCACAAGAAAGAGTAGCGAAACAAAGCAGCTTTTTGAGACAATTCCTATTGGCTCATGCTTTATTGAGGGCGAAGATAGAATTTATATGAAAACTGTGCCAATTAATTCAACTTACCACGCAGTTTGCCATGAAACGGGACAACTTTATGGATTTAGCCCAAAAACTCCTGTGAAGCCCATCCAAGCAGAATTGATTGTAAAGGACTAAAATGCTAATTCCATTCAAAGAAATTCCCGAAACAAGAAAAGGCTTCCCATGCACCGCTTTTCGTTGGGTCTTTAAGATTGAGAAATATTTTATAGGCTTTATTCATCAATCACAATCAAAAGGTAGGTGGCGCGATAGCCACACAAGAGTAAATGGAATTTGGTATCACGGTACTTGGATGTGGGGTATAGACCACACATGGTATGACGGTCCACATTGTACCCTTATGATTGGCCCAATTCGCATACAATGGTACAACGAAACTTGCAAAGAGTGTTATGGAGAGGACTGAAAGATGAGCTTTGATTGGACCAAAGAAGAATTCTCTCAAGAGATTGAAGAAAGAATGGAAGAAGGCGAATCAAAAGAGCAACTAATTGATTTTATTTGGTCAATTATAGAACGTGCTTATGACGAGAGAGACACCGCAAAATTGGATAGAAAAAATATTAGTGAATTAGCGGGTAATCTATTTGATAGAAGTTCTTGGCATGTAATGGAAGAGTCACCTTTTACATCTGATGATATAAAAAAAAGAAGATTTGGAGAATAAAATGAACGAAAAACAGAACAAAATCTTTGAAGCATATCATCAAATTTATAATTACTACTACACAATTCCAATGGCAAGTGACCAAAAAGAATTTCTTGCTCGTCTTGATAAACTTCGTGAGGCTGTTCGCAACCTGCAAAGTCTAGAGTGTCGTGGAGTTGAGCAATGGGAGTTTCATCTCGGTCTTACTGACAAAGAGTATAGAGAGTTACAAAAAGAAATTATAGAGAAACTTGGAGAAGGTCAATCTTCCGAATTTTATTACAATGGATAACAAATAATGACCAAGCCAAAGCTTGCGATTGACAATGCCCCATTTTGGGTTTATTCTCGTCAAGAGAATAACGTTTATTGGATTGTGGAGAACGACGAAGTAGAAAGAGAGTTTACTGCAATTGCTGCTTTCTTTGATTTAGATGCAGCAAAAGAATATTTGAAGAAAGTCCACAAGATGAAAGATGAAAAGATTATGGTTTATGCCGCTGACAAGGATGAAGAAGGCTGAATGAAATATTTTCTTTTGATGGCTGGCGATATATATTATCCTCAAGGTGGCACCGACGATTGGATTGGTTGCTTTGAGACTTTTGAGGAAGCCCATTCCAAAGTCTCAATCGTTGAGCATAAGAGGGTTATCACCAGAGGAAAGAATAAAGGCCAAGAAGAAATTACAGGAAAATCCTATAGGATTGGAGAACGCAATTTTGAATGGTATGAGATTATAGATCTCAGAGAGTGGATGGAGAAATGAATCCTCCAGATAACATTCTTCTTTCATATAACCTTTATCCAAAGGGCACCATAGAGATTGGTTATGAATCTTATAAGGGCGGAATGTCAGTCGGAACCACTCGAATTGTAGCAAGGATTCAAATTCCAGAAGATTGTGGGACTTACCCTGATGGTTGGTTTCCCATTCACAATTCTTTTTTTAAGATAAAGCGAGAATTTGAGGAGCAGAAGCTGCGAGGAGAAGAACTCTTTTGTATCCCCAAAAGTATTGCACTTGACTGCTATAGTTATCATTGGGAAATTCTCTGGAGAAAAGAAAAAAGTTGAAAAGAATTTAGATGGAAAGCTTCCCGATGAGTATCATAAACCATGATCGTTACCCGAACATCACGATCTAATCCCCACGGCGGTTTGCCCACCCCCGTTTCGATGCAAAGGGGCGACTCTGGTAAGCCGATAAGCCAGATCTTTTTTCTTTTACTCTAGACGTAACGAGAGGCCCGCTAGGCGCGCTCCCCTTGCGCCCCTGCTCCGCATAGGGTATACCTTCCCGATACGCCCTAGAGGCTTCCTAACGCGGCTGGCGATGCCCCAAACAACGTTCGATGAACCCAAAAACAAATAGGATTAGAATGGCTGAAAGCTTTACCTGTGACAATCTTTTTCTTGATAGTTACAACCTTATTCACCGCTCACGCTTTGATTGGGGCGGAGGTCTTGCTACAGGAGAAAATCAAGTTATCTACAATTTTATGAAGTCAATTAGGCCTATTTTGGAGAAGTTTTCCCCAAAGAAGGTCTATTTTGTTCTTGATGGTGCTCCAAAGGCAAGACTAGAAGCAGACTCAGAGTATAAGGCAAATCGAAAGCAAGAGAATCTAACCCCAGAGGAGGAGGCTTATTGGACTTCTTTTCATAAGCAGAAGCGGGAGATTATTCGATTGGCAAAAGAGTTGCTTCCTTTCACCACAGTTTACCATCCAGACTATGAGTGCGATGATATTCTGGCTCACCTTGCCACTACAACTGATGGTGATAATGTAATAATTTCATCTGACACAGACTTCATTCAAGCCCTTGATCTTTCGCCTAACGTAAGGCTTTGGAATCCAGTTTCTCAGCAGTTTAGAGAAAGACTTGATGTAGATTATGCCAAGTTTAAGGCGCTAACTGGAGATAAAACCGACAATATTCCTGGTGTAAAGGGAGTTGGTAAGGTTGGTGCCGTAAAGATGCTAAAGGATGAAGCACTTTGGGCTAAAAAAATGTCATCAACAGAGAGTATGGAACAGTTTAATCATAGCTATAATTTGGTAAAATTTGCTGACATGGCACCAGTAGTTTCTCAGCTTCATATTTATAATGGGACCTTCTCTGGCGAAGAGCTTGAGATGGAATTTGAAAAGTTTGGTTTTAAGTCAATGCTCGTAGATAGTTACTTCTCCCGCTATGTTGAAGTAATGGATAGCCTTTCTTAATTATTAGGACCGTCAAAAAGGAGAAATATGATAGAGAATAAAAATCGTACTCAAGATGAGGCAAAGTCAATTCAGGTAGCAGAAGAAAGCCGCGAAATGGATTGGAAGTCCAAGTCATTTATGGCATCAATGTTTATGGGAGAGTTAGACCTTTCTCTTGCTTCACCGTTTCCTCTTCAGTCAAAAGAGGACAAGGAGATTGGTGATGCCGTAATTTCAAAGGTAAATGAGTGGGCAGGTCAGCATCTTGACGGTGATGCTATTGATAAATCTCAGGAGATTCCAGCCCACGTTTGGAAGGGTCTAGCAGAGCTGGGACTCTTTGGAATTAAGATTCCAAAGGAGTATGGTGGTCTTGGAATGTCTCAGACTAACTATATGAGAATCATTGGAACTGTTGCTAACTACTGTGGATCAACCGCTGCAACTCTTTCGGCACATCAGTCGATTGGTGTTCCTCAGCCACTAAAGCTTTTCGGAACAGAAGAGCAAAAGAAGAAATACCTTCCAAGAATTGCCGCAGGAGAATTGACTGCTTTCGCTCTAACTGAGCCAGGAGCAGGATCTGACCCAGCCAATATGAGCACTACCGCTGTTAAACAGGAAGATGGAAGCTGGGTTTTGACGGGTGAGAAGCTTTGGTGTACTAACGGAACCCTTGCCGATCTTTATGTTGTTATGGCAAGGACTGTTTCTGCCGATGGTAGAAAGGGAATTACCGCTTTTGTTGTTGAGGGAAAGTGGGAAGGAGTAGAGGTAGTCCATCGTTGCAGATTTCTTGGAATTAGGGCAATTGAGAATGGTCTAATTCGCTTCAATGGCGTTAAGGTTCCAGCCGAAAACGTTATTCTTGGAGAGGGAAAGGGTCTTAAGTTGGCTCTTACCACCCTAAATGACGGTCGTCTTGGAATTCCTGCTGTTGCAGCTTTTACCTCAAAGGATATTTTAGCTTTCTCCGCTTCTTGGGCAAAGACAAGAAATCAGTGGGGCAAAGAGATTGGTCGCCATGAGGCTGGTGCTCAGAAGCTAGCAGAGATTGGAGCACTATCCTACGCTATGGAAACATTTGCTCTATATGGCGCTGCTATGTCAGATCGTCACGATGTTGATATTAGAATGGAAGCCGCAGCTGCTAAAATGTGGAACTCTGAGAGGTCATGGGAGTTGACCGATACAGCACTTCAGCTTCGTGCTGGACGAGGCTTTGAGACAGAGGCTTCTCTAAATGAAAGAGGAGAGGTCGGATTTCCGCTAGAGCGCGCCCTAAGAGATACTAGAATCAACAGAATTGTTGAGGGAACTACCGATATTATGCATCTCTTCTTAGCAAGAGAGGCTCTCGATGGTCACCTTAAAAATGCTGGAGGTCTTTTCCGCAAAGGAAGCTTATGGGATAAGGCAAAGGTGATAGGAAAATGTGCCCTTATTTATCCCACATGGTATCTTAAGACCTTTGTGGGAGGAGCATTTAGATCATTCTCTGAGTTTGATTATGATCTAAGAGATCATCTGAGCTGGATTGATAGTCAAACACGCCGTCTGGCAAGAACCCTGTTCCATCAGATGGTACTAAAGGGTCCAAAGCTGGAGATGCGACAGGGAATTCTTGGAAGGTTGGTTGACATTGGAGCAGAACTTGCGGTAATGGCTCTTGTTGTTTCTCGTCACCAAGGAGAAAGAGGGTCTGGAGATCTAAATAATAAGGAAGTTGTCGAATATCTTCTGACTCAGCGCAAGATTGTTGTTGATGGACTCTTTGATGCCGTAAATAACAATGCTGATAAGGAAGCAGTCGCGGCAGCAAATGCCATTATGTTTGGAGCAGAGGAGTTTCCGTTAGTTACGCAAGATCCTCTTCCTACAAAAGAAAGAGAGTTTTGTTCAGATTATAGCTCTGGTAGAGTCTTGGAAAGAATGACCACCCTGGAGAAGTAATGTTTTACTATCAAGAAAGAGCCTCTATAATTACTCCAATTCTTATTATTGGCGGAATTATCTCCTTTGCTCTTGGTTACTTCTCTGCCGAAGCTCTTTATAAAAAAGAAGGCCCTGACTGTAGGGATCATTGTATAGATCAATTTATATTTTATGATGACTACTGCTACTGCAAGATAGAACCTCTGATAAAAGTAAAATGAAGGATTGACCCCTCCCGTACCGTGATTATATTGTGGTACGGGAGTTTTTTGACAAAAGAGGGGTTAACTATGGATGGTATCAATGGCTAAAGAAAAAGAGGCTGTAGAGAAAACTCCAGAGCAAAAGCAGAAAGATAAGGAAAAAGCCGACTATTATATGAGGCTAAGGGAAATTAGAGAGACAAAAAAGTATTATGATGAAGTTATGGATAAGGAAGGGAGAGATTTTACATTCTTAATTGGTCAAGTATTTCCTCCATATCAAGAGTTTCTAAGGGAGTGCGGCTTCTCAATTGAGGATGCTGGACATATTACTTGGAAGTTAATTCGCCCTCCAAAGGTGGTAGTAGAAACATCTGACGAATCTAAGTTCGAGGATTGACTTTTTTGCCACGGTGGCTATATTATGAGGAGAGGAAGCCAAAATGAAAGAGCTAGAGTATACGGTTATTATTACAGATTCTGAAACCCCTGTAAACAGGAAGCTAGATCAAGGTTGGAAAGTCGAATCAGTAACTGCATCATACCTCTGCTCTTCTGGTTCTACTACGATTCATGGCAAGTTCTGATTTGTCCTTTCTCGCGAAAAGGAGTCTAAGTAATGTCTAATCTCAAGGACTTGACTAAGTTTGTTGCGGAGAGTATCTCCTCTTTCGAGGAGAGTCTAAACCAATCAATTAAGGATCGGATTAAGGATACTCTTGGAATCTCTCCCTCAGAAGTAGAGTTTCGTGGGGGTCTTTTTGAGGCTGGGTTTGGAGGCTATAGAAGCGAAGTAGAGATTCGCCTTACTTTTATTCTTCCAATCTGCTTCAAAAATTGGGATGATTTTGCAAAATGGCATGATTCAGATGCTTGTGATTCCGATCTGGAAGAGTGGGGATTTCACCCGTTGATTGATAATTCTAATTCTCACAATATCAATCTGTCGTCAGATGATAAAGATGTCTCTATTACAATTAAATTTAGTGAATCATCTTTTAGCTGGTAAAATTAAGAGGATAAGATGGGCATGTATACCGGGCTTCGCTTTGAAGCCAAACTGAAACCTATTGTAGCCGATGCCATGAGACTGCTCTATAAGGAGAGTAGCTCAGATGACTTTTGGGGAGGTCTGTCCCGTATCATCCCTATCTCAGATCGCTGGCTAATGACAGGCCGAAGGGACTTTATTCCTTTTGGAGCACTATCCTGTATGCCAAGTGATTGGGATGAAATTCCTACGGGAATCGACGGCGAGACTTGGAAGGTCTGTTGCTCCCTAAAAAACTACGAAGGAGAGATTGAGTGCTTTCTTTCTGAGGTTTTGCCCTATCTGATCTCGGAGCCATGTAGGACAGAGGTTCTTTACGAAGAATGGGACGAATCAGAATTTGATACTATCATACCAAGAGAGTTTGAAGAAGAGGCGGCAGAATGTTAGAGCCAATCTACCTAACCTCTGCTGATTGGCTTTCGATATTTACTACGAGCTTCAAAATTCTAAAGGAGAGAGAGTATGGTATCATTTTTCAGACCTCTCTCTCTATTTCGCGTGGAGACATTCCAGAGCTTGATATAATTTATCCATATCCTCAATATGGTTTTTATTTTTCGGCACAGTCTAACGGCTCATTTTTTGGAGCTTGTCTCGGAAAGACCTATTATAGTCAGTCACCTCTTAGTGATCCAAGGTCTTTTTTAGCAGAAGTTAAGCTTAAGTTTCCAGAGTACGGTCAGCATTTAGAAAAGAATTACAAGTCGTTTTTTCCATCACTAATTCCAATCTAGGAGCGTAAAATGTCAAAGTCCACTAAGCCCTTCAATCGTTTTGAGGAAGTTCGCAGCATAATTGATGCTTCGGATGATATTGATCTAATGAAGGCATGTCAGGGACTGCTGCGAGACACCATTAAGATTAATGATATGGAAGAAATGCTGGAGAAGGCTCGGGCGGCACTCTATGAGGAAAAGAAGCGGCAGTTTTTCTCCTTCTTTGTTGAGGGATTGCCACCACTAGAGATTGCAGCATTGGCCGATAAGTGTTCCGGTCGAGTAAAGATCCTTGAGAAGCGAGCAGAAAAGGAAAATACTCCAAAGAAAGAGGAAGAGTAAATCTTTTTAATTGGTTTTTAGGCAGCCTTCGGGCTGCCTTTTTGTTTCTGGTAGTAAATTGCCCTTAGAGCAATCATATCTCAAGCTTGATTAAATCCTTCCGGCCTTCTATCCGATTGGAGGAGGCTTGGGAGGATATCCTGCCTCATATCCGGATATTACCTCCTTAATTAGCGATCTAGTACCCCAAGGAGAAGCCACCAGAGCTTCGGCAGTTTCCATTGGTGGCTTGTTTTGCTTTAGGGAATTAATAATTGACCCATATCTTCCGTTGGTAAGAGTTTTAATGGTAGCCGCAATACCTTGTTCTGCGGAAGTATAGTTTCTAACTCCCACTGAATTATATTTTGTCGCGCCTTCTGCATTTTGAGTAGTATTAAAGGGATTAAATGCGGCGGTGCCACCTTCTGATTGTCGCCAAGCATAAAGATAAGTCATATTATTATCAGTAACTGGAGCCCCAATGCCAGAAAGAATCTCTTTATAAAAATCAGCATCAGAGTTTAGCTCAACTTTTATTCTATTTGATCTAGATTTTTCGCTAGACTTAGGAACTTTAGAGTCCACTTTGATAGGTTCCGGCCTTTTGGGTACTATAGATTCAAGGATGGTTGGAGCATCGCGGTGACCAACACCCCTAAGCCAAGAGATAAAGCTAGAAAGGCCCTTCTCATTTGAAGATTTTTGCCACTTTCTTCTTAATTTATCACCACTAGGAATAAGAGATGATACATCTGACCAATCAGAAACCTCGGATATTAGATTTGGATCAACTTCTCCGTTTAAAATATTAAGAAGATCTTTATCCTCTTCTATTCCAAACGATGTCCTGACATCGTCTTTCCAGGCATTAAAGCCAGTTTCATCACCAGAGTATCTTTGAGGGTGTGATAATCCCCAAGCAGACTGAAGATCATCTTCAGTGGCAAGTTTAAATAGACTTAATATTTTGTTTTGATTTAATTTTCTACTCATCTTGAACCTATATAGTATAATTAGTATTACCATCAGGAGGTTTTATGCTTAAGAATTTAGTTAAGATTGCAGCAGAGCTGGATACCGCCGGATTTAAAATGGAAGCCGATATTGTGGATGTAATTATTCGCAGGGTTGCTTCTGAGCTAGGAGAGCAAGAAGATAACTCAGAAGAGGGTGATACAAGGGGTGTCTCAACGACAGATATGTCAGAAGAAGATTTTGCATCACTAGTTGCCAATCTAGAAGGACTAAATGAAGAAGACGAAGAGGATGAAGGTGGACTAGATGAAGAGAGTTATGAGGAATGGGCCGCTAGGGAGCGGGAGGCAGGCCGTCGATAGTTCCTCCATCAGAGTGTTTAGAAGAAAAGTATAATGTCTTAATTTGAGCTATTCTTACAAATCCATCTAATGCAGCCTGTCCCAAGATATACCCAACGTCTATAAAAGTCGCCGCAGTAATTGCCCAAACAACAGATGCTGCTGGGGCCATTTTATAAACCATATAGAAAATAATAGCCTTACTAATCAGGTTGCTTAAAAGATAGGCCAAAAACTTCTTAGATTGCATAGGAGTTTTTTCTATATTCTTTGCAAAAGACATTATCACCTCAGACTTCTATTAAATATTAGTATTTCAAAATAACTAAAAGGAGAAGAACCATGTGGAATCAAGACTATGATGAGACTCAGGAAGATCGCCGCGAAGAAGAAGAGGCGGGACTTCTAGCTGAACATCGCACAGAAGATGAACAAGGCTATTGGCAAGACAACTAATCTATTAAGAATATTTAATTTCAAAAAAGGAGAGATCATGCAGAGTTATCTGAATGCCTTAGAAGAGTCAATGACTCGACAAGAGTGGAAAGCAGAAGATAAATTTTGGTTCTCTCCGGGAGAAAGAGAAATTCTCCATTCTGTTTGGAACTTTTTAACTGATAATCAAACCTCTCCCAATACTTTTGAGGGCCCAAGAAACATTTGGATTAAAAGAGAGGATGGCTCTACTCTAAATTTTAAGGCAAAGCCCTGTTATGATCTCCACACCGAGGAGTTAATTGGTATCACTCTCTTTTTTGATGGGGAGAGGACTTCCGAGGAAGATATTTTTAGCACCTTCGTCTATTATGCCAAACTTGGAGACTTGACAGCCGCGACAGGGTGATTATATTGTGGGTGCGGTGAATAGTGGCCGCATTTTCAAGAGGCAAATATGTCTAGTGTCGCAAAGGTTTGGGTTATCAGTCGCTACGGCTGGGAGTACGATGATTCCCGCTATTATCGTCCAGAGTCAGATGGAGGTTACCCAGTTTCTGCCTTTACTTTTCCAGAGCTTGCAAAGAAGTTTTGCGATGAAAAGAATATAGCAGAAATGCGCGCTATGGGGACAACAGGCCTTGGAGACTATGTTTCAAGTTGGGATCATGACAAGAAAGATGAAGATTACAAGCAGTTTTTGGAGAGTCATTTTCTAGACCAAGATTTGGAATATCAGAAGCCACCTTCCGAAATTGATGAGAAGATTATTATTGAGATTTTGAACTATTTTGGACTAAACTTCTTCGAAGTTATCGAAGTGGAGCTGTTGGCCTAAAATGAAGCCTCATATTCATGCCGTAAATTCTGCTCGTAAGTGGGGTGGTGAACCGGAGGATTATCTTCCGATTCATAACTTCTTGGATATCTCCAAAATGGCCCATCCCGATATTCGGCATCGAGCTATTTTGCATAACTCTCTAGGCCCCTATATTGCAGAGAAGATTTTTGGAGTGGATGAAAAGAAACTCTCAGAATTAGGAAAGAAGTTTGATTGGAGTGAAGAGGAAATCTCTGCAATCAGAGGTCTGATCGGATCTTCTCACTCCGACAATCAGACTTCTTTTCGAAATTCTGAGGGAGAAAGAGTTTATGTCAGGGATGTGGCGGAACACCATATCATTGAAGATATGGGCAAGATTCCTGCTGTTTCGGAGTATCTTGAAGGGATGCCCTATTATGAATGGCTTGGTCATAAGAAGGGCGAAATGAAAAAGCTCGTAATGCGTATTTCAGACTATATTACCAGTCCAGAATAGAAGGAGTTAAAATGACACGTTATCAGTATATAAAGATTCCAGGACACCGTCATCCAGCAACACTGTCCTATGAGGTAACAACAGGTCCAAAAGATCAGTCACTCATGATTGTTGTTGGTGTTGCCATTTGTCACAATAAAGATTCTTTTAACAAAGAATTTGGACGAAAGATTGCCGATGGTCGCAGAACAAAGACTCCTCATTATGTCGCCTTTGATGGACTTGACCCAACATCATCATTTGGAAAACGTATTGTAGACTCTCTTTATAAGTGGGTAGGATCATCTTGGAAGGAAGTTGTAAAGGAAGCGTAAACTGCTAATATCCTAAAGATAAATAGAGGATATTATGGGCCTAATCGAGTGGTATATGAAAGTTTACAAAAATATAGATCCATTAATACATCACCCATCAGCTTGTGGCAGAAGAAGATCAGATTTTGACAGGCCAAAGATATCAACTTTAATTAGAGCACTAAAAAAGGTTTCAAATGCTTGATAAAAATCTATTCGTCAAAGACTTTGATGCTACAGTAGCGAGGATCAAGAGAAAGGTTGGTAACAATGAAGAGATTGCAACCTATCTTTATGGACTTTCTCAGCTAATTCGCAATCGACGCGAAATTCAAACTTCTCTCGAAGCTCTTCGGGCCGAAATGAATATTAAGTCCAAAGAGTTTGGAGCAAAAGTAAAGACCCTTTCTCCAGAGGAAAGGGCAGAAGAGCAGAATAACCTAGCAAACCTAAAGGCTAGGATTCAATCCCTAGAGGCTTCGTTCTCTCCGCTTCAAGAGCAGGAAGAAGAGATTCTTCTTCACATCCCAAATATCCCTTCTGATTCGACTCCAGATGGAGCCGGAGATTCGGATAATCCTCTAGTTCGCTCTTGGGGCGATGAATGGGCAATAAAGAAGGCCCTAACTCATGATCAGATTGGAGAGGTTACCGGAGAGCTTTCTGGAGAGGCTGGCGCAAAACTATCTGGCTCCAGATTTATGGTAATGAAGGGTAATCTTTCAAGGCTAGATCGTCACCTGATCAACTTCTTTATAGAACGTCACACTAGAAAAGGCTACGAAGAAGTTTCCGTTCCCTATATTGTCACCAGAACAACTATGACTGGGACTGGTCAGCTTCCAAAGTTTGAAGAAGATCTTTTCAAACTAAGCAATAAAATTGCTGGAGAAGATGCTTTCCTTATTCCAACAGCAGAAGTTCCAGTTACAAACCTCTATCGCGATGTGATTATTTCGGAAGAGTCACTACCTGTTCGTCATGTGGCCTTTACCCCCTGTTTTAGAGCAGAGGCTGGTTCTGCCGGTCGAGATATTAAAGGTCTAATTAGACTCCACCAATTTCACAAGGTTGAATTAGTTTCTTTCTGCAAGCCGGAAGATTCTCTTGCAGAGTTGGAAAAGATTACTGCTGATGCGGAATCTATTCTTCAGGCATTATGTCTCCCTTATCGAGTAATTGAGCGTTGCACCGCAGACCTTGGGTTTGGCGGCTATAAGGGCTATGATATTGAGGTTTGGATGGCAGGACAGGGAGCTTATCGTGAGATCTCTTCTGCCACTCTCTTTTGGGATTTTCAGTCCCGCAGAGCAAACATTAAGTATAAGACTCCCGCTGGAAAGAATGAGTTTCTTCATACTCTTAACGCCTCTGGCTTGGCAGTAGGAAGAACCATCGCTGCAATCATGGAGTTTTATCAGAAAGAAGATGGAGCCTTCTCCATTCCAAGTATATTGTCAAAATATGGTTGGTAGATATTTTACTCTGAGTAAACTACTAATCTTTTCTATAATTGTGACTGATTTATTCATTAAGGAGCATCTATGATTAAAGAATTAATTAAACTCGCAGAAGATCTTGACAAGGCCGGCAGACCAAGTCTTGCCGATAAGGTTGATTCATTACTTGGTTCATTAGAATCTGATGAGAAAAAAATTGCAAAGCAGATTGCGGCAAAAGTAATGGAATCAGGCTCTGGTGGTGCAAGAGTAAGAATAGGAAGTACTGCAATTGGAATTGGAAGCACAGCAATTCTCTTTGGATACCAAGGAAGTGAGGGTGGGATTCCAGGAAATGCTGGAGATACAACGGCAAAAAGCAAGCAGTTAACACAAAATGCAATAGAAGCCCTTGGCCTATCAGGAAAAGTCATGATAAAAGAAGTATATCAGGATCAGATAACTGGGAGAGGCTATGTTGGTGACTCAGATCCTCCAGCTTCATATGATAGACCAGCCTCATATCAGGTTGATATTGTTTCACTTGAATTTGCAGAATAATTCTATTATGTATTGATAAAAAGTAGTGTTTCTTACGCTACTTTTTTTGCTTTAGTGAAGATCAGATAAAGGTAGCGGCAGGAGTTTTGGTAAAAAATCCAAACGATCCCTTACTTTTACTTGCCTTAAAAAGAAGAAAGAGTGATGGAACGGGAGCATCATTACCTTTCGGCAAGTCAGATGAAGGAGAGATTCCACACCAAACTGCACAGAGAGAGTGTTCTGAAGAAACAGGCTGGACTGTTTTTATTAATATGCTAAATCCATTCATTACTTATGATGAAAAAGACGGCACCCCTTGGTGCCTCTTTTTTTGGAGACAAAATGACAAACCCAAACTATGTTTTTATTGGCTGGCTTAAAGAAGGACAATCCGATAAGGTATGGGGAATAATTGAGCTTTCTCCACCCTCTTCCCGAATGGCGGCAGGAAAGTATCTTACCTTCTGGGGTCGGAGAGGAACAAAATATCAAACAAAGGTGGTATCTTCTGGCGCTCCAACGCCTCCTTTTTGGGGTTATACTATTTTGGATAAAAAGGTTACCGAGAAGATCGAGAAAGGTTATCGTTCTGTTAAAAAAGACGAATTGGAAAAGGTGTATCCTGAATTTGAGAAGGACTTGCAGGCTACTACTTTTTGGACATTAATGACAAAGAGCGCAGAAGTTGGGGCAGTAAGCTGGGATAAAATCATGAAGAAGGAGTAAGATGAAGATAGCTGCCGGTGTTTTGATTAAAAATCCGCTAGATTCAAACTTATTCTTGGCCTTTAGGCGGTCAAAAGGTAACCCAAATGGTGGAGTTTCTCTTCCATGTGGCAAATCAGAAGATGGGGAAGATCCCGCCCAAACTGCTCACCGAGAATGTTTGGAAGAAACAGGCTGGATTATCAATCTTCATATGCTGGAACCCTTCTTTTCTCAGGAGGAAGGCGATGGTTTTGGGGTCTGGATTTACTCTGGAGATCTAAATGAAGAGGTTTCAAAAGAATCTCCTAAGTTTCCAGAAGAAGGTGAGGTAGTTTGGGCCACCGCAGAGGATCTTATCTCTGGTCCGTATGGCGAATTCAATCGACTTGCTCTAAAACACTTTGGTATTATTTAGCGATCTGCTAATTTTTTAAAACAAACTATGGATTTAATTAGTAAAGCAAAGCTGAGAATACTGAATAAGGTCGCTCAACAAGCAACCAAGACCCAGGATTGGAATTACTATCTTGACAACTCTAAGGATGTCAGAAAGAAAGATGTTGCCGAGGGATTCCAGTTCTTTTGGCCGATGTTTATTATAGATTACAGGAATGTGACTGATGGGGGCTATCCAGCCTTTAAGGCATTTTATCAGCAACTCTTGTTAAGAAAAGGAAAGCAAAAGTTTACTGGAGAGGAGGTTATTAAGATCTATACCGAAGCCGTAAACAATGGTGCCACCAATGGGTTCTTCA